TTTTCAGTTGCTACCTTATCACCAATTCTAATTTTACCACCCTTCTTTGCTTTCTCTTTACCTTCTTTCAGTTTCGCAAATCCTTCTGTTGCTGTTTTCTCTTTCTTCTCTTTTACTCTCTTGAATAGTTCATACTTCAATCCAAGTTCCAGTAATCCATAATACTTATCTAATCCGCCCGCATAATCCAGAGATACATCAATCAATGTATTCTCTTTCGTCAAGCGGCCCTTTTCTAACTTACAGTGTAAAATAACTCCAACTACTTCAGTTCCTTCTTTATCTTTACTCTTACTCAAGAATACTGAAAGCGAATTGGCATATTGTGGCCCACTGCCACCCGATTGGACTGTGTGAGAAAATAGATCTTGAGTCTTATATACATGATTCGTAATAAAGAATGGAATATTTAATAAACCCATTTTCAATGTAATAGTTCTGAATGCTGATTTAATCAACCGGGTTCTGGTCATATCTTGTTTCTCACTACCCGATTCAGCATCTTCCATTTCTTTCTGTGTAGAAAGATTTCCCAAAGAGTCGCATACAAACATCAATTCTTGCCGCTCTGAAGGTTTTGTTTCTTTCACTACGCGCAACATCTTAAGTGATTGAGTCCGGAATTCTTGAACCGTTTCGATAGGAATCACATATACACGAGATACATCAATTCCTCTTGACACCATCATATCTTTTGTAATCGCACCTTCAGTTTCAAAGAACATGATCCCCGATCCCGGGTGCGTATCCAAGAAATGTTTAACCAATGCTAAAATGAAATAGGTCTTACCTGTAGCAGATGGTCCTGCGAAAACAACAATCTTGTTGTTAGGTGCTCCACCAAATAATGAACCACTCCATTGAGCGTTCAATAGATATACACCCGTATCAATCCAACCCGTTACATCGCCTGATATAATTCCATTTGAAGCCGCTTGAGCAAGGTCATTTCCTGTTGCTTTGGCTATCTTTTCAAAAAAGGCGATATTGGCCGTTTGCTTTACTTTCTTTTCCCGTACCTTCTTTTCTCTTACAGGTTTAGGTGCTCTTGGTTTCTTTACCCGTTGAATTTTGTTTGCTGCTTTAATTTTCTTTGGACGCGCCATTCATTCTCTCCATTTGTAAGAAATCTTCATCAGTGGCTATTGATAGTTTCACACCATTTAATTCTAAAAACCGTTTAATATACATCGCTTTGGCAGTTACAGGAGGCCAACAAAAAAATCTTGGAATCATAGGTTTATCTAATCCCTCTTGTGACAATCTTTCCGTTACCCAATCTGGAATAGGTTTAAATAGATAATATCCTTCAGCCATCAAGGCCATATCATCTGCCCATTTAACATCTTGTACCATTGGATATGGTAACCCAAATTTCTCATTGATTACTCGTTCTAATTTAGCTTCGACTTCACGATAACCTTCAAGTGCTTTACTATATTTAACAGGTCGGGCAATATCACTTAAATATGCTTCTGAAGCATCATGGAGCAATCCAGCTAAAGCATTTTCTGGTTGAACTAATTCGCTTACTATTACACAATGTTGTGCCACGGAATAAAATTGATTCACATGACCAGTATATCGGCAGTTATTTCCCAATGCATGGGCAATATCTTGAATATCAATTTCATTAGGATCTGGATTAATTGGGAAAATTTTATGTCCTCTATAAGTACCTATCCAAGATCCTTTTTCATAATTACCTTGGCGATTACTTGCTTTACTATCCGACACTTCACGATCATAAATTTCTTGACCAGTTAATTCTTTAATTTGTTCCATTTACTTCCTACGATTCTTATTTTGTTCACTTCTTGTAGACCATTTAACATTTCCTGGTTTATAATTACCATCATTATCTATACGATCAATTGAATATTCAGGTCCAGGTCTTTTACCAACATCTTTAATAAAATTTTCAAAAGATTTTCTCCATCTACTACAAACAGAAATACCTCTTCCACCATAATTTTTATAACCTTTGGCATTTGGTTCATAGCATCTTTTCAACATATTAATATATGAACCATATGTTATATTATTTCTTTGTGTTGGTATTTCTCTATGGTTATATCTTGAAAAATATCCATGTTTTAAATGTGCTTTTCTATAATTTTCAATATTTTTACATCCACAAGAAATAGTTTTTCTCTTTCTTCTAAACAAAACCAGTGGTAAAATTATTTCTTTCTGACAACCATTACAAAAACATTTCCACCAAGAACAAACTTTATCATTATATGGTTTATAATAACAAAATTCTTTAACAATTAAATATCCAAATTTTCTGCAGGAATATTCAACATACGCCATTTTTTAATTTTTCCTTCAATAACTCATGCAAATATCCTTGTGCATTAAATATAATAGCACATAATGCAGTTTCTTTATTTACTGGTTTACCAGTTTTTTTATCAATTGTAGGATATCCTCTATGTAATTTCCATAAATCCCAAACATGTCGTAACAAAGATTTAATATATGAATTAAAAGTTATACCTAACTGCCAATTATCTCCAGGTCTTTTGGATCCATCCGCTTGTACACTACAACTTAACATATATTCTCCAAATGCTTCTAATACAATTGGAGATAAACAAGCTTCATAATCAATCTTTGATATATCTAAATCTCTGGTTGCTCCAGTTTCAAATTCTCTAACCAATGAAAGTCCTCTAGTCATAGTACCCATTACTGTATGAGATTTATTATCACCTTCTAATGTTTTATATTTCGGATATTCATTATTTTCTTCTATCATTTCTTCTGTATTCATACGAAAAATTTATCCATATCTTCTATTTTTTCTGTACTCCACCCAATTGGGTCTAAAATTTTCTCAATTGGATTTATAAAAGTCTTTTCATACATTTTTTCATAATCAACATACTTATGCAATCCAAATTCTGGTGGTAATTTACCATTAAAAGCAATTACTTGATCATCAATTGGATTAGGTTGTTTCAAATATACATACTTGATTCTTTCAGATGATGTAATTGGAGGATATTTTTTCTGCAACTTTTTATCCTCTAAACATTTATTATAAATTAAAACGGCTTTAACTCCAATATCTGTTCCTTTTTTATAAGTGTCTGCTTCATCTTCCCATTTTTTTAAATTATTCACTCCTCGAGGGCGGGCAATATCTTCAACTGGTAATTTCATAAACTTTTGTCGAAATGTTTCTATGAAATCTGCCATTTCAAATTGTGTTCCTGTCATCATAATTTGGACAGCTTTTCTCATTGCATCTCGGCAATATTGTGGGGTACTTGATTTAACAAGATCAAATCCCATAATTTTCAATTTAGAAACTCGTTTAGTATTTTTACTTTTACAATCATTACAAGGTGGTGCTTTTTCAGAAGGACCAGAAAACTCATTATGGCAAGCATTACATTCAAAATAATTATCACCTTCTGAATTCCATACTTGTAAAGCGTAGTGCTTCTTGGATGCCCAAATGCCGCGGTCTGCTAATACTTCCCGTTTCATACTTAAGATCGGCTTTTCAAGTTTCATCCCATTGATAAGGTCATTTGTAATTTGAGAAAACAATTGATCAATCAATGGTTCTAATTTAGTCTTACAAACTTTATCCAAGAAACTAATCAATGTCTCAATATCTGGTTTCTTTCCTTTAAACACATGCTGAATCAATTTATCCAAACTTACATAAACTGAATCTGTATCTGAATAAATCACAAAATCTAAATTTTCAGTCTTATATAGGTCATTAAAATACCGATTCAATTCACGCGCAATATATTGGATGATGAATTGCCCAGTCATTGTGACCGCTTCAGCATTGTCCAAATCATACCAACGAAAATAAGGATTTCCATAAGCACCGTAAAGTGAATTGAGCAAAATTTTAGTTGCTTTTTGTTTTACATCTAATTTGGAAACCAAATTCTCTAATTCTATTTTTCTCTTTGGATCGGTACATCTTTCTAATTCTTTTTTAGCTGCTTTCAGATCCGCTTGATATTTCTTCCGTTTAGTAAAAATAGTTTCAACCATGCGACTATAGAAACTTTGTTTCTCCTTACTATAGAAAACTCCATTAGAAGCACTAGTACAATTATTACTTGTCGCTCTACCAAAAGCCTCTTCCCATTTATCATTTTCCGCCAACACATCATCAGAATTTAAATTCATTTTCAGGTCGGTTAATTTAACTTCAGGACCAATATTCAGTACGCGAATAATATTAGGATACAGTGAAGCTACGTCAAACGATACTACACTTTCATAAACTCCCGGATTAGGTGGTTTAACATATGCACCTACATATTGATCCTTTTTCTCTTGATATTCTTTTTGTGGGATTACAATCTTCTCTTGATGAAGCCAATTAAAGATCAATACATCCCATGTTCTTACTTGCGCGAGAACATCCATAAAATTCACTTTAGCCAAATAAGCTACATCAACAGTTAACGCAATCAGATTTACTTTCTTTTCCAATTGTTCAATCAAATTCACATCTTGGATATTATATTCAGTAAACCATTGAAAATCTTTTTCATAAAATTCTTTCATAGTTTCATATTTTTCTCGCCAATCAACTTTTCCTTCACCTTTCAATTCTGTTTTGGCAATATAATCCAATTTATAATTTTCTCTTGGATCTTTGATATTTTTAACATAGATCTGATAATAATCGATTTGAGATATCCCATAAATCTCATAACATTGCCATTCTCTATGATTGAAATCTACTGAAACCGCTTGGACAATTCCCCATGTTGATAATTTCTTTGCGGTCTTTTCATCAAACAAATTCATTAAACGATTATACAAATATGGGATATCAAAGAATCTTGAATTCCATCCTGTGATAATATCAGGGTCTAATTTATTCCAGAATTCAAGGAACCCCAAAAGCATTTCTTTTTCACTTTCAAATTCATAATGCTTAATGTTCTTTGATTTTGGAACAAAATGATTCTTCTTATTATATTTCTTTCCATCTACGAATGTGAAAACATGGAAGATATCAACATTGAATTCTTTAACAGTCAGAACATTGATTCGTTCACGCGCTATCTTCGCATCATCCTGTGTAAATCCTTGTTCGTTCTCATGCTCTAAATCGAGAGAAACAATACAAAGAGCATTCAATGAATATTCAAGGTCATGTTCTGGATATTCTTCAGCAATAAAACTATATTGAAATTGTGAATTCCCATAGATGGGATACTGATCATTTTCGGCATGATCTTTGATAAATTCCCGCGCTTCTTTGATTTCATTGAAATGTATGGGTTCAACCGGATCTCCGACTAATGTATGCCATTCTGAATTAGATTTTCCTGGGACATATAAGGTCGGGTGATATTTTATCCGGTACCGTTTTCTTTTCCCGTTATCAAATTCCTTTAATAGTACATTTGAACCATAACAACATACATTGGTGTAAAATTTCATAATGAATTCCTAAAACATTTATATCCTTTATGTTATTTGTGTTTTCCTTCCGAAACTTTATACATACAATCATAATTGAGTTTATGAATCTTACAAAATTTATATAAATTATTAACAATTCGCATTTTAAAATCCGGATAAACTATTTTCCAATTTTTGGAATGTAATTCAGAATTTTGTTTTAGAAATCTTTTGGAACGCTTAAGTCCTAATTGATTATTTGGCTTACCAATTTTAGATTCCGATAAATGTATCTTATGTTCTTCTGATTTCTTTTTTCCAGAAAGAGATTTTGATATTTTTATATTTGTCTTTTTGGAATTTTTTCCATGACCACCTCCACCAACAGTATAATTATAACCGTGTTTATAGGTATCAAAATAAAATATACAAAGTATTTCCAAATTTAAGGCTTCTTTTAAAGTAGGAATATTATCAATTAAAATTTGGTGAATCCATTGATTTTCTTTTGTATATTTTCTTATAGCGTAATCTATTTTCAATTTATGGTTTTCATTTTTAGAGTGTTTAATTTCTTCTTTCCAACGGACCATCATTGGTTTATAAGTATATCCAATATATGCTTTCTTGGAAATTTTACAAGTATGTTTATAAATTAGATACATAGCTCTATTTACATATTATATCATAATTTGCTATTGTTTGTCAATATAAATATTAACATGAACGTATCACAAAATGGATTAAACCGAATCGAACATTCTGAAGGATTTGTCGATCATGCTTATCCCGATGCAGGTGGATTATCTATTGGATATGGCACAAATCTTAATACACCAGAATTACTTGCCAAATATAATGTACCCGGAGTGACCATCACTCAAGCGGAAGCTGTGGAACTAATGATGGTTAAAATTGCGGCTATTGAGGCCGCATTCGCTGCGAGTATTATTGTTCCACTCACACAGAACCAATATGATGCTTTAGCCAGTTTTACTTATAATATGGGTATAGCATCTTTTGAAACATCTACTTTATTGAAACTTCTAAATCAGAAAAATTACCAAGGTGCTGCGGATCAATTATTGCGTTGGGTATATTCTCAAGGTAAAGTGAGTACTGGACTAACTTACCGCAGACAAGAGGAAAGAACTTTGTTTCTTACTTAACCTGTTCTAAAACTTTAGCAACAATTTCCTTATCAATCTCTTCCATAATAGATTCTGGAGAAATTCCAAAGAAATGCATTATACCTTCAGGAACTTCTTGAAAATTAGAATTAACATATACAAGATGGATCATTAAAATATTCCAGTTGAATTAAATCCACCTGTTCTTTGAGTTTTCTTACCAGGTGGTTGGTAAAGTTCTTCCAAAACACTATGGATTTTACGTTCTAATTTCGCTTGTGCTATACGTTCTCCATTTTGAATGGTAATAGAATTTTCTGTAGTATTCATTACACAAATAAAAAGTTCATTTACATAATCCCAATCAATGATCCCAGTTGAATTACAAAGGATTAATCCCGTTTTAAAAGCAGTCCCACCACGCAGATTTACATCAACTCTATATCCTTCAGGTATATCAAGAATTAAACCAGTAGGAATTTTATAACGCCAGTTTGGCCATAAAATCAATTCAGGATTTATAAGTGGTACATATTGAAATGCAACTTCATTATTATCTCTATAACATTCAATTGAAGATCCATCTAAAAATACCCGCAAATCAAAAGCGGCCGCCCCATCAGTGGCATATGTAGGTATTTGAACTTCTTTGGATAATCTATAAAATTTCAAAATATTATTTACATTTTCTAGCATTCACCTTTTTTTCAACTTCCTTTTTATCTTTTTTAACTTTAGCTTTTTTACGGGAAGCTTCCATTCTAGCATCACAATCTGCAATAGCTTCTTGAACTGCTAATTTAGCAGAATATAGACTAATATATGATCCAAATTCTTCATCATTTACTTCTACTTCCCAAATAAAATTTTCATCTCCATCTTCATCATCATAACTAGTGAAGACTATAGCCAATACTTTGTTATTTTCATCAACAAGCGAATGGCATTGTTTATTAACTCGGATCCACTGAGTAGTTTCTAACATAGGAAATCCTTTTTTATTTCGGATTCCATAATCTAATTCTGTCATTCAATTATCCTCAAAATATTATGGTCGGGATGAAAGAAATGATGCTCCTGTTAAAGCAATACTTGTTACTGGATTTAAATTTCGATAAATTACTGCCGCATTTAACCCATAACCGATAAGCCGGTCATACCATTTAGGATTAGTCAATCTTCTAAAATTCCCTGTAATCGCATCTACATTATTTGTAATACTTCCAGCATCTTTCATCAAACTTGGAAAACCTGCATTAAAAGTTTTTGTCATATCACTAATATCACGCCCTGTATAACGGAAATTAGCTAATACATCTGTTGTCATGTTTTGCCAACATAAACCATTTGTAGTACAATCTGTTTGTTGATTAAATCTTTCCCCAACTTGTGCCGGAAGAGCAGCATATACTGTTGTCACTTGATCTATATTTTTATTTAATTCCGTTTCCTGTTCATTCAAATTTGCATTAAAAGTACCTAATTGCGTATTAACATTTGCTGATAAAATATCTACCGTTTCCGTAAATTTATCCACACGGGCGAATACATCGGTTTTAAAACTCTGTTTAGGTCCTAATAAAGCGTCCTGGATATTCCCAACTCTCTTATCCGTTTTATCAAATAATTGCGTAGTCAATTCCTGAAAACTATCAGCACGTTTATTTACCAATGCAATTGTATCTGTTCTTAATACATTCATTTGTATTGTAGCATTATTTTGTAAGGAAGTCAACTGAGAATTGATAATAAATGGGAGAGTAAAAAATGCACCTGCTATGGCACAATACATTAGAATTTTAGAATATATTAAAAGCCTTTTTTCTACTAACATGAAAAATTTCCTCCAAATAGGAGAGATAATTCATTATCATTAGTGCAATGAATTGCCGCACCCACCAATCTTCCATTTTTAAAAGCATAGATATCTGGCAAATTCCTAACAGAGAATTTTTCAACCAATTCTCTTTCAGTATCATAATCAACTGAATAAACTTTAACAATATGTAAATTGGATTCATTCACCGTTTCTAAATAATTACGTGTTTGAATTCCTATAGTATCCCAAGTAGCTGTAAAATATACAATAACTGGGCATAAAGCTTCAATAACTTTAGATTGGAAATCTTTAAATGTAAGATTTTCTATCATTATAACCTCGATATTTCATTAACAATATCTGTTAAGAAATGTTGATAATCGGCATGTGGTTTAATACCGTATCTTTGGCAAGTTACATCAATATTATCAAATCGAAAATATGATGGAGGACAATATACTATCACTTCTTTATGACTACCTAAACACTGTCCTAATTCTAAAAGTGAAATTGGACTTTGTTTAGATGGATCAAAATAGAAAACTACAATAGTCGCTAATTTAATTGCCTCTTGTTCCCAAGTAATTTGTTTACGTAATTGAGATCCGCCAAGATTAGGATTCCAATTCTTCCGGCGAGGATTAAGAACCACAATATAATC